AGCTGATCGACCCACTCTGTGTTGTCTGCTACTTGCTTTTCCAAGTGCTCTATTCTGTGTGCTTGTTTGCTTACCCAAAACGTACCAGCCACAACCTGGGCAATCATTGCTATGACCAGCGCTAGAGGAAGTTTTAAATCTGCCATTACTTTTTCCCGAAAAATTTAGTTGCTGACCTGACAGCAAAGCTACTAGCTACGATTACGCCTAGCGTGTATTGATACCACTGAGGCATTTGCTCAAGCGCTGTGAAGCCCTCTGCAACAACAGTACGACCCCACTCACCAGTAAACACAAGTATCAATGGTATGCTGAAAAGGATAACTAAATACTCATCTTTCCATGAGTTCATAGTACCTTGAGCCATGAGCTTTTCCCACTCGCTCTCGCTCATTGCTGCGTTTTTCATAACAGCTGCTTTTGCTTCAGCCTCAACTAATTTGAGGTTGGCATTAGCTACCTGGGCTTGCGCCTTACCTTTAAGCCAACCGCCAGCAAGTTCAGCTATTGGGCCAATAAGAGATTGTAGCATCAGTCAGTCTCCATTTGCATTGTTGATTTTTTATTGTCAGCTTTTGCGCTGTATGCATTGAAGCCCATAAAAGCGGCAACGACACCTGATGCGGCAATAACATACACACTTGCTATATCTGTAATAAGACTTGCAGCCTTGTCAAAACCAAGCACAGAAGCCAGTAAAATAATAAACGGATAGATCAACATTCCAGCTAATGCGAAACCAGTAAACCGTCTTTCTGCGTTTCTTTTCAAATCTCTATCAATCATTTCTAATCTACGATCTTCTAGAGCAAGCTTGTTCCATTCACTTGGCTCGATTACTCCGTTTCCGTTTGTGTCTGCTTTTTGAAATTCGTTCATTTATTCTCCTTGCAGTATGCAATGCTATGGAACGTTCACGAGTAATAACGATCACTTTGCCATCCTGGTCATACAAGATGAAACGACCTTTCCATTCGCGTAAAATCACCGCTCGATTTTAATGCATACAACTTTAGAATTTGCGTTTGTTACCAATACTTTGGCTTGCGCTTTTGAAGCTTTACATGCTTCTTCTGAGCTGTAACTGCCAACGTGGAAATGATCGAACTGCCCAGACACCAGCTGGAGCCACAACAATACCCACATTACCAGCGACCCTGTTGCTTGCCCAAGAAGTAAAAAAACAAAAAAAGCAAGCCGCCACTTATAACAAAAATTACAGCTCCGATTGCGAAATTAATGACAGCATCTACTTGAGCTTGCTTGCGGTATATCTCGTCTTTTCGTTGCTTACGCATTTGTGCCTCGATGGCGAGCACCTCATCCCATTTTTTCGGGCCGTAGTGCCAAGATATGTAATCTTTTAGCTCGCTCCTCATTCGAGCGAGTTCTTCTTTTTTTGACCATATAAGGATAGCTTGCTCTTCATCAGATCCCTTAAAAGTCTTCTGCCACATCGGTGGATTTTTTTGACGCTCCTCTAAGTGATTTAAATCCGCACATGCTTTTCCCCAGGTTGCTAGAGACTGACCCATGTCGCTTAAATCCTTGGCTGTATCTAGACCAGCACGCAAAGTTTTGTACGCGCCAGCAGCGAGCATTGTAATACTAACAGGATCCATGTGGGTGTGCCTTGGTGAACTAGCCTAAGAAGTTCATACGTAATAAGAGCAGTAAGCTTGCTCCAGTGATTGCGATTAGTATCATCTCTAAACGCTTAATCCTTTGCTGTAGATCTTTTATTGTAAGCGTAATAGTAGTCTTTATTTCAACAACATCTTTCTCGACTTGATCGATACGCGAATGTGCTTGAGAAAGTGTACGTGTTCTTTTATCCATGCTCTATCATCCTTACGGTGCTATAGGCCAGTCTTCGTCAGCTAAGTTAGGCCATTCATCTAGATCTGTAATGTTGCGGAGTTCGGATCTATAAACCGCCCACTGTGTTTTAACATCGTTAGCCAACGGACTGTCATTAACTTGCGTCCAATCAGTATCAGCTAAGAGTTTGTTACGTGTAGTCCTGTGACCTTCGGCTGTAGTAGCATCTAGCGTAGCTTGATACGCAGCCTCATGTTGAGCTTTAGTAGTTTTCTTGCCATCCTCGTCAGTCGTATCAGCAAACATGTCACGAGCTACAAAGCGCTGCACCCAGTTGCCTTTACTATCTTGCTCAACGCCATCACGTACGCTTACTTGATATGCGCTTGTTGTAGCCGCTGGCGATGCCAATACTGGGTCTATATTCATAGCCTCACAAACGTTAGCACCCCATACGCGAGGCAATGCCATGTGCGGAAATGCTGCACGCCACTCGCCTTGTGATTTAACTTCGCCTGTTGTTCGTTCTCTGTATTCACCCATTAGATTGATCCTTTCATATGAGTTTGATTAAGCAATAGCATAGAAGATGTAGGTTTCACCGTTAGTGTTTAAACCACCAGAATTAATTACTATCTGAAATCCAGAGGATGTTGGATCTATCTGGTCAGTTGCAGTTTGTTCAGCAGCAGTGCTATTAAGATATAATTGAGATTCAGCCCCCGCAACTATACCTCTTACACTATCAAATACATACCAACTTCCTGTGCCGCCTGTTGCCTTTTTTATAAGAACAAAGCGTGGCGATCCAGAGAATCCACAATCTACTGTAGGGCCAGAAGAACTACCATTTCCAGTATAGCTTCCCACCTTGGATACATTACTAGAGGCGAAAAGGTAGGCTATGTAGTCATAACCACTTCTGTTTTCATTGTATGTAGTGCCTAATTTTATAACACTAGCTGTTGGATCTCCACCAATAGAACTAGCAGTACTAGCAGCACTACTTGTGTTTAATAATAACTCTTTATATGTACCACCTATATTTACGTAAACAATCCAGTTTCTACTTTCATCCCTCGCTTTAATCCAATACATTTCTGGAACGACACCTAGATTATGAGATAAATCCCTTGCGCTTCCTGTGCCTGTGTAAGCAACCACATCGAAATACGAGGGTGCACGTTTCCAATGCCATATTTGATAATTTGTCATGTTTGCATTATATGCACCATCCATTCTATCCCACGCAGTATGGTTAATAGTAGCTTCCGCATCTGTGACATTAGAACTTAAAAATTGATTACCTTGCAGCCTAGTTGTTAAATACCAAGGACTTGCTTGGCTTGCGTAGTTTGCAATTGCAAAGTCGGTAACAAAACCTGAAACTGGCTCAACGCCAGAAACAGTGTTAGCATTCACATTAAAAACCTTAGTTGCATCATCTGGTGGAAATAGGCTGCCTCTGCGGATTGCCATGTATATGAAAGTCTCTCCATTGGTATTATCACTATACAGTTTAAATCCTGTTGCTGTTGGAGCCGTACCATAGCTAGCACTTTCGGCTGAACTTGAATTTGCTATAATACGTTCAGTAATGCCATCAGTTGTTTGACCACGCATAACATCATTAATGTGCCAGTTGTCTGCACTGGTGGCTTTCTTAGTTAATATCCACTGAGGCTCGAACCCTAGCGTTATTTCTTTGGTTCCATTTGTTGTTCCGTCTCCAGTATAACTCCCACAGGATATAACAGGGCTGTCACCGTTAGGCCCAAAGCCAGTTGCAGATCCGTCATTGGCGTGGTGTGCGAATAGGTAGGCCACGTAGTTTTCTCCGTTACCGTTTACTTCACTTGAAGTACCAAGAGTAAAGTTTGTTGAAGTGGGGGCTGTATCGTTAAAAGGCGAAGCCCCATCGTCAAACGCATTGTTGAGATTGAGCCATCCAAACCACTGGTTAGCATTAGTACCACCATTTGCCCCCCTATGCCATACCGACCAATCTTGTGAGTTGCTTAAATTTTTAATCACAAGCATTCCAACCTCAGCATCAAGGTTATGGCTTACAGTTCTACCAGCAACACCATTCCCAGTATACGTCACAACATCAAAAAACTTAGCGGCTTTACGAAATGTCCAAGAGACCATCTCCTCGCCACTAGCATTAGTAGTTAAATCTGAGCCAACAGTGAACCCATTAGAATTAAATGATGATACCTGAACACTATCACAATATTGAGCATTTGTTGCATCAGACCTTAACATACATGTGACGCCTCTAGCACTGTCAAATAGTGCATTATTAACAGTGTCACTTCTAACTTTAATCCAAACCAAACCACCTTCGCCACTTAGGTCAATGCCGTTTGTGATTGTTTGTGCAGAACCAGTTCCGTCATACAAAAACGTGCTGAACACATCGTCTACATCAAGACTAGCACCACCAGCCTGACCAGCCGCCGCCTTCAATAATTTAGTTGATATGTTCATTACTTAATATCCTGACCAGCGACCAACAGATTGTAGATCGTGCCACCGTCTGTGGTGAATATCACAAACGTATCAATCGCATTTGCCGTTGCGGTAAGCGTAGGCGCTGTACCACCAACAAAGTCTACAGTGCCAGGGAATGTCACCGTGTAACCACTGGCAGAAGCATCCTGTTTTATCTTCAGTACAAAACTAGATACCTTTCCAGATGCAGCTGGGTTGCTAAACGTATACGTTACATTCTCAGTTAGCGTGTGCTCAAACACATTCCCATCACGTAGATTAAGCGTAGCAGCATTAGAGCTAGACGTTACAGAAGTGCTTTCCTCAATCGTGCCATTGTCAAACGTAGCCACACCGTTGGCATCTGTTGTGACAAAGGCGCTTGCATTAGTAGTGCCTAGCGCATTAGGTAACTTAACTGTGTACGATGCAGATGCGCTATGAGGTGCAGACTGTATTGTAATGCCGTGGCTGTTGTTTTCACAATTAAGAACAATCGAGCCTTGGTTTGTATTGCCTTTTACGACAACGCGACCAGTACCATTTGGCGCTAGGTCTATATCTGCGTTAGAAGTTGTAATAATATCCTGACCGTTCATATCAAGGTTACCACCTAGTTGCGGTGAGGTATCGCTAGATACGTCAGCTATGCCCGGTGATATGCCAACCCAAGCAGATCCGTTGTAGTATTTTAACAAGTTGCTAGAGCTGTTATATGCTAGATCACCCTCGTCTAGTGAACTAGTCGGGTCTGAGCTGCCTACTCGATAGCGTTCTGCAAAACTATTTACACCAGATATATTGGTAGCGACTGTCGTAATATTGCTGTTAGCTCCGGCAACGGTTGTAACATTGGCAGATATACCAGCAACTGTTGATATGTTTGCAGATATACCAGCGACAGTGTTTACGTTGCTTATTGCACTAGCCACAGTATTTACATTTGATATACCACCAGCAACAGCACCAATATCAGTGCCATCGGCTGCAACAGTTGTTACATCACTTGCAATGCCAGCGACTGTTGTAACATTACTTGCTACACCAGCAACTGTATTTATGTTTGATGAATTCGCTGCAACTGCGTTAATGTTTGTTTGGTTTGATGCAGCAACAGTAATGGTTATAAACGCAGAACCGTTCCATACTTTCATTTCTCCATCACCACTATCAAAACTTGCAGCTGCATTTGTGGCTGACGTTGCAGCCTCACTAGCCTTAGTTGTTGCAGTCGTAGCGCTTGTTGCTGCCTCGCTTGCCTTAGTCGTTGCCGTGGTTGCAGACGCAGCCGCAGCAGTTGCGGATGTTGTTGCAGATGCAGCATCAACCAACAAATCCCATTTTGCACTGTCGGTGTTTGTTGTAAGAGGCTGAGAGCCGCTAGATGTATGCGCTGTGTTAGCTATAAAAATATTGTTCGTGCTTGTGTCCTTAACAATGTCTCGCACAACGTAGCTCGTAGATGCACCCCAGTTCCCTTTGAATATACCAATCGCTTGCGTAATGCTTACGTTACCAGAACCATCAAAAGCAAAGATCTTGTTTGCTCGATCTGTTGCAGAGATTGTAAACTCAGAACCAGTTAGCGTATTGGTACGCGATGCCTTAATAGCACGACTTAGTTCCTCTTCGTGCTTTTGTGTCATAAACACAACTTTGTCTAACGCCTCTTCTAGGCTTTCTGCTGGGAAGGGATCATTGGCAACGAGGTCTAGACCTTGTGTCAGTGGTTGCTCACGTATGATAACAACAGTCACTCCACTTGCCGGAGCAGTACCAAACACGACATTACCACCAGAGGCAGAACCTACCCCTGACACTGTGTAGTGTGTCGTTATGGTTTGTGTTGTTTCAGTACCATCTGCTGCCCTAAGAATGACAGTAAGATCGTCTTGATCAAAAATCTTAAACGTGTAAGCAAACGTAGTAAGTGAGCCATTACCAGAATAACTGACTTTGTTTGTGGAGCTACTAACTGTCATCTATTTTCTCGCTTTCGTCTTTGTTCTTCTTTTAGTCGTTGCATTTGAACGTCCTCGTAAGCTTGCTTTAAATTTTCAAATCGCAAGTTGCCCTCACTGTCAGTTTCTTGAAAAAGATCTTGAATTGATGCGTCATAAAACATCGCTTGTAGTTTTCTTATCTTGTCTATTTTTCCAGCGTTGCTTACTGCTTTATAGTTGCTAGAGAAATCTGTCAGGTTAGCCCCTTCATCTGTTTTCACTTTACCAGTTGTCAGCATTGTAAGCGCCTCTCGAAAGCTTAGAAATGAATTGCCTAGCATTGGCACTGGCATTCGTTTTTCGTTCTTAGCTATGCGTGTCCAATCGGATTGCGCTCCAAAAGTAAGCGGTATGCCAGCTAGGTCTTCTTTGTTTGACAGAGGCCATTTTCCTGTTTCGCCATACAGCATAATCAGCTCTGATTCAGATGCAGATGGCTCCACTCCTGGCTCAATCCGTATACCAAGTATTCTATTTCTAATTGCTGCAATTGGATTGTTTGCAATAGACAAAGAAGTTGACTGTATTGGCTGGCCTAGAGTGTCATATAGAACTGCATTTGTGTCATATTGATTGGCAAACGCACTATCCATTTTTGAGTATGAATAGACTGATGATAATAACTTATCTAAGCTTGAATCTTTTACAGTGCCAATTTTATCAACATCTTTTGGCTCACCTGTTGGCGTAGTACCATACACATATTTACCGTCTTTATCTTTTCTGTAACGTTCTTCTTTTGTGTAATATTCAACATCTTTACGAGGTTTTACAACGTTAGGGTCACCACCAAACACGCCTAAATCATACAGACCACGTTGCAATCCACTTAATGGATTTGGAACATATGGATAAGCTGCATTTTGTGGATACGATCTTAGTAGATTTTCTAAACCCTCACCTCGCATTGTATCTGCAATGTCAGCAATGCCTTTAAGCATTGGTAATTCAGACATATAGTCAGCAGCTGCACCAGAAATAATAGCAGCATGTTCTGTTAATATTTTGGCGTAGCTTTCACCAGGTGGCAGCTCTGATGCTTTCTGTGCGTAGTCAGCTGACAAACCAAGAATAGCTCCTATTGGCTCAAACCCACCGTATGAGATATAAATTAGTTCTCCGTTTGGCCTACCGTATTGATCATACAGCGGCATGTCTTCTGGAAACCCTTCGCCTCTAACAACAAAGCTGTATGGTTGCCAGCCTGGTGGCAATGCTTCTCTAGCTGCTTTGTTACGTGGCCTTGATCCTGTTATTCTTCCCTCAACTGCTTGCTGAGAAAAGTAATACATAACTGCTGAACTCATCGTTGCACGACCAGCCGCAAGTTGTCTTTCTCTTGCAGACTTACCACCACCAGCAAACTCTGGTGCTAGTGTTTTGTAAAAACCAAACGGTGAGTTTTCGAGCACACGAAACATTGAGTTAGTTGGCGCTGTTGCAAACGGCAAAACAAACCGACCTAGAAAATTATTTTGTATTGCACCAGTTAGCTTGCCTAGTTTGCCCAAGTCAGATTGCATTGTGTCATACAATGCTCTTTCTTCTAAAACTTCATCAACTGCTTTCGGATCAAGCAACAACATGCCAGCTTCTGCCAGCGCTTCTTCATCTGTTTTTCCTTGCATAACAAGATCGCCATATCTGCGACTTACCGCTGTGTAGAGCTCACCCCTAGCAGACATAACCTTAAAAAATTCATCAGCGCCTAAAAGCAACCGAAACGGCAACCGCACACCTTTTCCAGCATACGATAATGACTTTGCAAAAAACGTTTCTTCTGCCTGACCAACAGGATTATAAATTTCCAAATCATATCGGTTTTTACCACCGCTTGGCATTTCTGTTCTAAACGCTAATGCACCAGCGCTAAATGCATCACCAAAACTGTCGTACCAACCTTTCATTCTTAATGATGCATCTCGAATGTAAACTTGATCTGGATCAACGGTAATACCGCGAATAGCAGCTTGTTTTCTGTATGCAGCACCAAACGCACCAGCCAAATACTCAGACGGTATTTGATACAACATGTATGAGCCAGTACCTAAAATGTTTTTTAACTGCGTTGCTGGGTTTGACAGTAAGCCTGTCATGTATGCCTGGTGAATAACCTCTTTTGTTTTTGCGTAATAAGCTTTTAACGAAAACCTATTTATACCACCTATCGGATCTTCGCTTTCAGCAAGCAAACCAAAACGCTCTACAAGTTCAAGCGCTGTTTCTTTGCCGCCACTTTCTTGCAGTATGCGCTCTGCACTTTTTGCTAAAAAATCAGCACTGTCTTGACCACCCACATTTACATTAAATATGTTAAATGTGCGTGCTGCTTCTGTTTGGTTGCCTTTGTTTTGCAGTTGAATACCAGCTTGTAATGTGAGCAATCTGCGAAACTCAAACAAATCTTCAGCTGACACCTCAACTTCATTTGCCATATCTGCTTTTATTTTTTTGTAAATATCGAGCATTCGTTCTGTGTTAAGAACAAGCAGCTGCCTGGCAGCTAGTGTTTTTGCTGCATTGAAAGAGCCATCACCTATTTTTCTAGATAGCAACTCTTTTGTAAAACCTAGCTCATCTTCTGCTAATATTTTAGCTGCTTCTACTTTTGTTTGATCTTGCGTAATAACACCGCGTTTAACTAAATCTATTTCATCAGCAAAATCTTCTGACAAAACTTCAATTGCTTGATGTACATCTTCACCTGTTAGCAATCTTGCAGTGTTAAAATCACCACCGTTTTTTATACCTTTAATATCTGTCTTCATTGCTTCTAGACGTTCTAAAACTGACTTCGTTCTATCGCCATCGAGCAAGTTATCAGGCCGCACACCAGCATTCTTTTGTTGTTTTGTAATAACAGTCTTTGCTTTTGCTTTTACGCTTTCTGCTATCTTTTCTGCTTTAGCCGCATCTTCTGTAGCAAACTGTCGCGCCTCTTCTAGCAGCTTTTCATCTGGCACTGGAAATGCCTGATACCCACGACTTTTAAATTCTGCGAGTGACTCAGGATCTTCAAGCACATCTGGCGCTACTTGCCGTTGCACTCTTTTGTAAGAATACAGAGGGCTCGATGCTTCTGCTAGTGGTGTTTCTGCTGGTGTTGGTGGACGCCCTACTGGTACGTCCGTTATGTTTTTTTGTGCAGCATCTGGATTAACAGGCTGCTCTGGAATTTTTACTGGATTAGGTAGTTTATTAAAAAGTTTATTTAATTTGCCAATAGCAGCAACTTGTTGGTTTTGCGCTGGATCCGTAGCAAACTCTGTAGGCGAGCCAGCAGCATCAATTTCTGCACGTTGTGTTTGCTCTTCAGCTAAGTCTAGTGGATTTACTGCCATGATGCCTCACGCAAAAAAGGCCGCTAAAGCGACCCATAAGTAGTTATGTTTATTTATTTATGTTTCGTCTTCTTGGTCTGAAGATTTTACAGCCATACTGCTTACTGCTACTGGTGCAGCAATGCCGTACTTTTTCATTATATTTATAAGTTTGTCATCAAAAATAACGTAGTTTTGTTCACCTGTTTCTGGCACAATTCTTGAGCCTACGCCTTTATTTGCTTGATACTTAATTCCTTTAACACCATGCTTTTGCAATAGCTCTTCGCCAGAATTTTCTGCACCTCTTAGAACTGACCAATCATTTAGAAACCGCACAACTGTAAAATTGTCTAACATTATTTGACGCGCACCTTCTAGCGCCATGCTTTCGTTTCCATTGTAAGGAGGGGAAAATACATCAACGCCTAGATTTGCAGCATCGTCTAGTGTTATTTCGTTAAGAGAATTTAAAATAGCTTGTTGGGCAAAAGGCGATTGATCTTCAAATGTGCCATCATAATCAAGCAGTTCGTTATCTTTAATATTCAAACTTACTTGATACATTTTACCAGATGGTTTCGTTTCAATTTTATCTATGTTTTTTTCAACGGCTAATGCAGCGTCTAGCCGTCTTTGTAAAAAATCACGCTGTCCTTCGGCAACATCCATAGTTATTTCCATGCCATTAAACTTTAATGAATAAACGTCAGGATTTTTCATAAAATCTTTAATTGACTGCTTAATACCTGATAAACTTCTGCGTGTTCTTGCTATTTCGTTTTCCACAACACGTTTTTTATCTTTAATGTCATTTTGCTGACCGACCATGTGAGCAATATTGTTTTCTTCTGCAAAATCTTCATCTAAATCTTTTATAACGCGACCTTTATATGTGACCTCGTTTCCAGCGCCTACAACATCACGATAAAATTTAGCTATGTCTTCAACAGCCGTAAAGTATAGCCCATAACCAAATGCTTGATTACCTTCGCCAGTTCCAATTTCTTCTAATTTGAATTCGTTAAAATCAGCGCCAGACCCATGAAATGCAATGATGCCAGGTTTGTTTTCAGTTGGTGCTTCTACTTTTGCTACTGGATCATTTGGATCATTACCAAACCTTTGTATGTTTGCTTCTCTGCGTAACGCATCAACGTTACCTAAATTGCTACCTAGAGGCGGCATTTGACCAGGCTGGTTAAGTCGCTCACCAACATCAGCTAGACCAGCTCGTAATGTCGGTATGCTTTTCTTAATAGCTTTGCCGACAACCATACCAACGCCAGTAGCTTCTGCTATGCCAGCTAATACAAGTAATGCACCGAATGATCGATCTGCTACGCTACCACTGTTAACACCTTGTTTAAATAAACGCGCACCCTCTTGGATATCCATAACGCCAGCTGTTACAAAATCACCTACACCGATACCAAATGTTGTTTCGTCACCAAAAAACATACCTGATAAAGATCTAGCTTCGTTTTCTAATCGCGGTCTTTCACCTTCTATTAATGTAGCTATTTGATCTTCTGTTAAAGTTGCATCTGTATCAGCTTCTGGATTGAGGGCTCTAATGCCTTGTGCTCGCAAATCTTCTGCTAGGCTATCTTCAGCAAGTTCCATAAGATACTGCGTCAGCTCTACTCTGCCATTTTCTCGTATTGTCGGATCGTACTCACCGATAAACGACCCACCGTTGCGTAGTCTGTCTTCGATCTCTTGCGTAGATAAAACCATTGGCTCTACGTCTGCACCGATACCTATCGCCTTAATTGTGCTTTCATCATAGCCAGCTGCAAGCATATCGTCAGCTGTTACCTGACCAGCTTTTGTTTTTACAGTGTCGGCATACTCGATTGCGCTTTCTATAGATGCGCCTGGAGTATCCATAGGCTGATCTGTGTTTTCTTG